ATATGGCATTGTTTGGATTAGCAAAGTCTCTGGTTAACTGAGTTGCACGTGCTTGATCTTGGTTGTATCCCGCAAACTGGCGAGGAGCTAATTCTCCCGCAACATCTCTAGATGTTTGCACATTTTGCAAGTAAGCGTCACGCAATGCAGGATCAAGCTGCGCTGTTTGTTGACTAGAACCACCAGACATAATTACACCTCCGTAGAAAGCCAATAATGTGTTGGCTTCATGTTAAATTTAGATACAAAAGTTCTTGACCAACCCCTACGTCCTGTCAGGGTGATTTTTTGGCATCCCATGTCTTCAGCGAACTTCTGAATACGGGGGGTGATGGTTTCTAGATCTGCTAGATCACCTGCCGCTAAAAATATGTGCAATACCCTCATTCTTGGGAATATCTGCACTTGAGTGACTACTGCGCTGTTATCACTTGTCCATAATTGCATCGTACTACTGTCAATACAGTCGGCTACATCTTGCATATTATGCGTATTATCGTATTCTAAAGCAGGTTCTAAAATTTTCTCTACTTTTTTAAAATATACAGCCCATAGTGGTAGTTCACCATCTACTTTATATTTTTCGTAGTCAATCATCTCAAACTGCCAGGTTTCCCATCAAATCTGATAACACCAACTCGCCAATCTGTTAAAGCAACACCTTCAATTTTTACTGCAATCTGTCTACCAGTTAAACGAACTGATGTAGGAGAAGACAACGTATATGGCCCATGTGTATATTTAGTGGTGTTTGGGTAGAATTTAGTACTAAAACTAGCCCTAACATCACCTGCAGTTTTCTCATCAGGAACTAATCCTGTAAGACTCATTACCCTGTCGCCATTACCTAATTCAATTGGTCCTGACTCAGCAAATAGTGTTTGGGAGTCGTAGTTGTTGCCAACCTCATGCTCATAAACATATCCATCAGCATCAACCAAAATAGGGTTGCTAAAGATGCCTCTGTCTGTACCACACGTACGTACTAACGTACCAATAGCCCAATGATTCTCACGATAGTTGTAAGTCACATACGAGTCATTCTCATTTGATGATTGACTTGGGTAATACCACCAAATCTCACCAAATGCTGAGTTATGGACGCAATAAATCTTTGAGGCTTGGGTAGTGTTCAGGTTGCTAAAAACAAAGTCAGAGACATCTGATGGCAAAGGTTTAACAAAACCATCGTATATCCAAAATCCTGATCCAGACATCCAAATACAGGCATTGTCAGTAGCGGCTACTGATTGCTTAGAGATAACTCCACAACCTGTGCCAACACGCTCAAAACTGTAAATAAAGGGTGGGCCAATGTAAGTAGCAGTATGGACATCCACATCTGTAAACAAGATGGTAGTGCCACGAATCCGCTTAGAACACTGCAAAGAGCCAATTGTTGTTAGCTCAAAATCACCTGCTTGGTTGGTAGCCAAAGGAGTCCATACAGTATTGTTCTCTTGGTCACACCATTGAACTTTACGAGGATTACCACCTGCACCCAGAGCAAATAAGAATCTCTCTTGCGTAACAATTAAACCAGTGCAACCAGTTGGAGCATTTGTAATGGCGGCAGCATCTGTACCAGTATCCAACTGCCATTCAAGGAGCTTTCCATCCTTGGATGAGCAAGCAACTAAATACTCACCCCATGTATCCATAGACCATGTAGTTGCGGGTGTTACAGATCCCAAGTCTGGTCTAGCAACACCATAGGCAAAACTACCATAAGTGCCATAGCCATAACCAATCTTTTGGACTGCATCTGCATCACCAACAGTAAAACTGGTAGGAGTAATGTCTGTTAAAGTATTACTTTCACTCAGAACATAGAGTTTTGAATGTGTGCCAATACCAATTCTTCGGTTATTAGAGTTGTCACGCCAGTTAAGAAGACCTCTAGCTTTACCAGTAAGTTGAGTGGTAGTACGCTTTCTCCATCCACCAACAGGGCGAATAGTGCCTTCAAACCAACGAACTAGGTTAGAACTATTCCAACGTCCTTTAGCCTGATACTCTGTACCATTCTTGAATACACCTGGAGGAATTTGGAGCGGAATATAGGCCATACTTTGTCAATCAGGTAGGTTAGAAACAAAGCTCATTGTAGCAATAACGCTAGGAACTGCGGGTCTTGTTGGGCTTGTGCTTGTCCCAAAATGCTCAATATTTACACCAGTATTTTCAGTTCTCCACATAATCTCAATGTAATCATTAGCCGCCATGTCAACAAAGAAATTCAATGCAGCAATGATGTGACTTGGATCACCAGTGCCTTTTCTAGCTACTAGGTGAAATCTACTGTTTGAGTTGTCAATGTTTGTCCCATTTTTGCGAAACCAAACATCCACATCTTGACCATCGTTTGTGGTGTTTTTAAACTGAATTGAAAACTGTAAATTGTAAAGACCTGGGTTACTTACATTTAATCTTGAAGAATTAGATAAAGTTACACCATTAGAGAAATCTGTTGTGTTAAATGTAATTGCATAGGCAACAGTTGTACTGGCGGCAGTTTGGTCTGTAGAGTCTTGGAACGCACCATAAGGAAAATTGATGTACTTGCCACCAACTCTAGCAGTTAAGGCTTGAACAGCGTTAAGCAACTTAATGAAAAACAACCTCAATGTGCCATTATTCTGGTTCTGTACTTCTTGAGAGTAAGAAACACCAGAAGTTCCCAAATTAGGAACTGGTGGTACATCTAGTTGTTTCTGACTAGACATTACTTCTTAATCCAAGTTTGCCAAACAGCACCTGCTGCCAAGATCAAACCACCAACCCACAAAACAGGTTGAGCAATAGAAGCTATCCAGTTAAGAACCTTGACAGCACCTTTAGCCGCTTCAATAGCGCCTACTAGATCACTGGTGTTTTTATCAATGGTATCTACTTTGGCTTCAACTGCAACCAGTCTTTCGTAGATTTGTGCATGGGTAACTTCTTGCATTATTCACTCCGATTAGACTGATGCCGCACGAATTGCTGTTAGATCTTGGTTTGTCCAAAAGTCTTTAGCCAACATTAGAATTAAGTGTTCTTTGTTACGAGACAAACAGTCTGCCCAATCTTCAGCAGTCATGCCTTCTGGTTTGCCAGCATTGATGAGAGCCACGCTATCTAAGCAAGCTGAGTAGTGCTTTGCAATTTGTTCTGGGGTTTGTGTTTCAATAGTCATGATTTAGGCTCCTTCGGTTGTTGGTGGAACGTATGGGACATAAGGCTGTGGGGATGTTTGTGTCCAAGCGTATGTGGCAATGTTGAGGTAATAAGCCTCATCCAGTACCGTAGCGGCTGTTGGGTCGTTGGGGATGAGGACGCAACGCCAGTAGGTTGATGAAATTACTTCCGCATCCTTTAAAACATCGGTAGTCTTGCGAACGCCAATGCAACCATTTGGTTGGATGTTGAACTCGCTGATGTATGTAACTTCTGTAAATGTTGACATGATTTTTCCTTTTAAACTTGATAGGTAAGTGAAAATTGCATTGCGCCACTAGACCCAAACCCAGCATTTGCTGGGATAGTGCCAGATACTAGAGATAAGATAGGAGTACTTGTAGAACCAGATTGAATATCAGTCACAAGTTGACCAGAAAAAGTCCAATTACTCATGTACCCAAAAGTACCTGCGGCTCTGTATCCCGATGTACTATTTGTGGCAAACGGAAAACCGCCTAACGTAATCTGCCCACCCATCGTGCTAGACCCAAGCGATAAACTGCAAGTAATAAACACCGTATTTCCAATTTTTGTGTATCTAGCTAAGCTAAAAGTTATGGAGCAAGAACCGCTTGCGGCGGTTACTGTCGGCGTCCAAGCCCCTTCCTCATAGTCATCTAGCGTGTTGGCGTTTGACGTTGGGTTTGCTGTCGCAGGAAACTCAAGACGACCCGCCTCAAGTCTCATATAGCCGCCACTACCGCCTTGACCCCAGAAAGCTGGATAGCCATCACCATCAGACAATACGATGTAGTTGTTTGCCGCACGAATGTCTACGCCATATTGGTTGCCGTTGTATCGACCAACAATGGTGCTAGTAGAACCTGTAGTTATTTGGCTTCCAGCAGAAGAACCAACAAATGTGTGGGTAGAACCTGTTGTTGCTTCACCTGCCGCATCACCAACAAATGTGTTGTAGCTTCCAGTAGAAGCGTTACCAGCCCCTCTTCCCAAGAATGAGTTGTATTGACCAGTAGAGTTTGTGTACCCCGCTTGATAACCTAAAGCCGTGTTGTAGGATGCTGTGGTGTTGGCATTAAGGGATTCGTCGCCAACAGCCGTGTTAAATGCGCCTGTCGTATTTGAGCGCAACGAAGAGTAACCAATTCCAGTATTGCTTGACGATGTCGTGCTGTTACGCAAAGCATCGGAACCAACCGCAGTATTTTTAATACCTGTTGTGTTAGTCGTCAACGCAATATAACCAAGTGCCGTATTGCCAGCCCCAGTGGTATTTGCATACATTGCTTTATAGCCCAACGCAACCCCGTTAGATGCTGTATTACTATACCCCGCCTGATAACCTAAAGCGGTATTGTTTGAGCCTGTGGTGTTGGAGCGAAGTGCCTCACGACCTACGGCTACGTTACTTCCTCCAGTAGTATTTGCATATAACGAAACTGTACCAACAGCGGTGTTGTTTATGCCAGTAGTATTTGCATTTAATGCTAAACCACCAACAGCAGTATTGTCTGCTCCTGTTGTATTGCTGTAACCCGCTTGATAACCTACAGCGGTATTGTAAGAGGCTGTGGTATTGAGATACAGCGAATCTTTACCAATTGCTACATTGTTTGAGCCAGTTGTATTGCTGAACAATGAATTACGACCAACCGCTGTGCTATCAGCGCCTGAGTCATTGTTTTGCATTGAGTTGCGACCGATAGCCGTTGCACCATTACCAGAAGTATTTAGCAACATTGCCTGACTGCCAAGAACAGTATTGTTGCCTCCAGTATTTGATCCAGCCAAAGCACTAGCACCCACCGCAGTATTGGTAGACACAGCACCTGCACCACGGCCTACTGTTAGACCTTGGATAGAACCTGCACCAGTAACGCTCAAAGTGCTAGATGCGCTTAGAGTAGTAAAAGCACCAGCAGCTGGTGTTGTAGCGCCCACAGTTCCATTAATATTAAAACTAGTGGCTGTGCCTGTGATGTTTGTGCCAACCAAAGCAGATGGAGTTCCAAGAGCAGGGGTGACTAATGTTGGACTGTTAGATAAAACATTGTTGCCAGTACCTGTACTTGTACCAACACCAGTACCGCCTTTTGTGACTTTGAGCAAAGGACCCGCATCAAATAATGCGTCAATCGTGTCTAAGTCAGTATTGATCTTGCCACCCCATGTGTCGGTGGATGCACCAACTTCTGGTTTGGTAAGTCCTAGGTTGGTTGTTGTGGTATCTGCCATTTTTTCACCTCTATGCGGCTATTTGCCAAGTTTCGCTATTATCTGCCACTGCAGTCCAAGATTTACTTGAATCATCAATTGCAGTCCATGTTTCAGATCCATCTGTGATCGGAGTCCAAGTCTCGTCTACATCGCTAGTTGCAGTCCAAGTCTCAGATACATCATTCTCTGGCAACCATTTTAAGTTACCAGAAACACTCATGCTAGATGTGCAAGAAATACTTAAAGAAGCACTCTGTCTTCTCTGTCCATTAATAACCAGACTGCTAGAAGCAACTATCGGGAACTGAGCGTTGGCTACTACCTGAGAGCCGACAACAAGCGCTGAAGCATCAGCAACAGTCATTGCCGCAAATGCAACTCTGACCCCGTTGACTACCAATGTACTGGCATCGTTTGCCGCTAATGCTCCAATGGCAACACGCCTAGCCGCAACAGACATACTGCTTGCACTAGAAATACTTGCCGCACCAATTCCAACTCTAATTGCAGAAGCAGACATGGAGCTAGAGCTAGATATAGCTTCAGCCCCAATAGCCACCCGCCTTGCAGATACACTTACAGAACTAGATGAGCTAATTGCAAAACTAGCAGTCTTTACAGTATTGGCAGTTATTGCTACTGTTGATGTATCAGAAACAGAAAACGCACCTATACAGATGCGTCTTGCCGCCAGTGTCATGGTACTGGTATCACTGATGGATGCGGCTCCAAGGCTTACGCCATAGGAGTAATTCCCTCCACCATAATAGCCAGAACCATAGGCAGCCATGTTATGTCAAAGTGATAGTCAGGCTAGTTGCGGGAATGCGGAACACATCGCCATCGTTAATTACTCGTGATGTGGTCAAAGGAGCCCATGCAAGCAGATTTCCACCAGTACTAGCATCAAAAATACCTGCCCAACCAATTGTTCCCCAGTTACCACCAGAAGCGGCAGCAAACTCAATTGCGGCAGCGTTACTAAAAGTAGTGGCTGTACCAGAACCTGAGATAGTTCCTGTCGCTACCCTAGCGTAAGCATTACCAGAAACTTCAGTACCACCACCTGTATCACTAGGTGCGGCAGTAAACAAACCAACATACCAAGCAGTTGGGCGAGTTGCTGAACTACCTGTAAACAACCAGGTAAGTACTAGATTTTCGGTGTAATCGCTAAAAGATGACATTTTTTATCCCAAAGAACGGGCACGAACAAGAGGAGTTGAGGAAACAGATGCCCTTTGATCTGCAATCTCAATGTCGCTTAATGTGTTTGCGTATAGTTGACTCCATGTACCCAGACGCTCATCGTCTTTTAAGTATGGAGTTGCTTCTATCAAAGCACCATACAAGTACAAGTCTGGGGCGTATGCCAATAGCCAGTTGCTTGTGTTTGAATCACTTAGCGCAGCAATCTTAGCATAATATGTCAGTTCACCAGTGTATGTTCCATCTGGTGTTGGGATTACTTCTATCTGAGTACCAGTTATTGTGTAATATGCTGGTTTTCTAGAGGCAACATAGTTATTTGCCTTTAAATTATCACCATAAGCTTCAGTTACAAACTCAAGTCTGACAATGGGATTCGTATTTAGTTGGAATTCTTTGGCCTGTAACCAATCTGCAGGGTAGGCAAAATATTGCGTATCAATGCTTGCAGTAGCCCTTTTAATCATTTGGCGGGTACGCAACTTACGATTAAATTTAGCCTCTGCAAGAGTAATAAAACTAGGAACAATAGAAGTCAGATCATCCCTGTTCAGATAATCTGCTATCGTTGTCTTTAGCCCTGCAAAAGTGTCAAGTGCCATTTTCTACATCCCTACACGCTAGTGTATGCTCATGTTTGTATTCAAACGTCCCGATATGGAAGATCTGCTTTGAAAGATCTTGATCCACATATGTTTTGTGCCCATTTTGGGCGGCTCTACGGCAAAACCATACATCTTCACCAATGTAGTCTTCCGCAGCGGGAACCCAAGGGATAGCAAACCAAGGATATTCCATAGATTTATAGACTTCGGATTTAACGAGCATTACACCCATTCCGCAGTAGTCTACTTCAACAAGCCCTGTTGAATTATCTTCAGTATATACCCGATTGACAAATGTTGCATCCATATCTGGGGTATTTTTTTTCACCGCAATAGGCTCAGTCGGAAATCTACGTTTTGCATAGTTTCCACAGACAATTCCAGTGTCATGCTTCAAAAGACGCAAGATAGTATCTTTGGGGAATCTCATGTCGCTATCTAGCCATAGCGTATGTGTGCATTCAGCGGCAACGGCATCCCTAGCAAGGTCCTGACGCTGTGCTGACAATAATGTGCCAGAGCTAGTGTAGATCACTACTTTGTGGTGAGATGTACCTACTGTAAATCCAACCAATCTGGCTAAATCAAAAGCAAATCCAGAGTTAACAAAATCCCGTGTTGGAACCAAAATTCCAATGGTCTTACTATCCATTAAACTTCTCCAAATGTTTCCAGTACTTGCCTTGACGAATTTGCCTAATTATTGTTGCTGAACAATTAAACTCTTTTGCCAAAACAGTTGGCTTGATTGATGTAAATTTTGCTATCGTTGCTTGCTCATTAGTAAGTTTTGAGCAACCATGCGTAACGCCTTTTGCTTGTCTATTTTTATTAAACTTATCCTGTTGATTTTCAGTATGTGTTCCAAGAAACAAATGGTCTGGATTGATGCACAAAGGATTGTCGCAAGTATGACAAACATTTAAGTGTTTATCAAAATCGCCATACGTTTTTTTGTACAAATAGCGGCTTACCCTGTATTCCTTGTTTTGCAAAGAAATTCTAGGATACCCTTGTGATGTTGGTCCAAACCACAAAACACAACCAGTTAGCGCCTCTGGTGATGAATATTTTGTAATCTTGTCTTCCAAAGAAACTACAGGTCTTCCCATCATACTTTCCCTGGTCTTGTCCTGAAAAATCTATTCTCTGGCGAATTGAGCCAACGCTTCATATAAGCTTGGTCATCAAGTTTGCCTTCGGCTTTCATTTGATAATACAAAGCCATTGGGATAGATGCCACATGGTGCATATCTCCATTCCAATTAGCCCGTTCATCAAAAGAATTAAATCTCTCTTTGTTGGCTTCTACTACTTGTGTAGCATCAATAATTGTTTCAATGGTTGCCTCATCTTTTTCAGCATCGTAATGCCAAAGCTTTTTGGTTCCCATTTCTGAGTTTACGTCAAAGATTTTTGTAGTCATAAAAAAAAGGGTGGGTTATTAGCCCACCCCTTGTATTTCAGATTAGCTCTGAATTGTTGAGTTCAAGTCATAGACAGCGCCATGAGCCTTCTCGTTCTTGATCTTCAAGCCCCACTCGCACAAGAGCATACGCTTCTCAGCATCACCAGTCTTAGCCAGTTCAACTGTCTGGAAGGGACGCAGGAAAGCAACGCTTGCGTACTCAGGATCAAGCACGAAAACATCACGCTCACGTTGGAA